CTATTGGCCAATGTTTTTCGTCTAGCTTTACCTTTAATATATTAAAGGCTGGTTCGATACCAAAAACATTAAATACTACAATGATATGATTCATAATTAATCTATCAGGTAGATTTCCTGTTTCAAGGTATCGGTTTACCAGCCTTTTTATATACTTAAACCTTTTTAGATCGTCATGAAACTCTTCAATATCAGAGAACGTTGGATTCTAATAATGTTTAGCAGCATATAGAAGGATATTTCCTTCGTTCAATTCATCTATCATGACGGTCCTATAAGAGTTGTTATACTCCTATATATTAACCTAGTAAGTCTTTGACCTGACCAAGTAAAGAAGATCTTTTCTCTCTACGATCAAGTTCTACACCATGTTGCCGGCCAAGAGCTTCAAGCTCAAGCTTATTCATCTCATCGATTGACTTACCGGTAGTTGGTGCTTCATTTAGTTGCACAACTTCTTCAACTACAGGCTCAGGCGCTGGAGCTGCAGGCTTTACACCCATATACTCATCAATCTGGGCTTGATTAAAGTTCTGTGCTTTTAGAAGCTCATTCGTGCGAGGATGTCTCCAACCGCTAGCGGTTGGAATAGCATCCCTTTGGTAATTTGGAGGACTAATCGCCATAATTATTTCCCTTCTTTTTCGTACATAGATGCATACGCTGCACGGATGCCAGCAGTCTTGTCATATGACTCTGCCTTAAATGGTGTTGGTGCAGTCTCAGGCTTCATCGCGTTTGGATCTTTGAACTGTGTACCAGCTGGTTTAATCTTAGAATCGCCTTTGTTGGCCTTTTTTACTACAGCATTACCAGAAGCACTCGGAACATTTTTAGTCATGTTCTGAAAGTTTTTCTTATCAATTTCTGGCTCATTCAAATGTGCATCAGGACCTTTAGCCACTTCGGCGTCAGCGTCTTTCATCATGTCTTCAGCGCCTTTGCCTTTACGTGCATCTTTGATCTTTTCAGCCTTGTCTTTATTTGGTGAATGATTTTCTTTCTCGGCCAATACTGCAAGCAAGGATTCACGGATCTTTGAGGTTTCCATCTTTGGATTCATAGTGACATCACCTTCTTTACCACCGCCGGTTGCTTCTTTTTTCTTTTTAGGGCCTAGTTTGGAAGCGCCCATGGCTTTATCTTGCTTTTTAATTTCAAGGTCTTTATAGTAACCTTCTTTATTTGTGTCTTCCATAGCTTTACTGATCGCTTTCCTACGTTTATGAAGATATTTATCAGATGCATCTACATCACCGTCGTTATCGATATCTTTGTCTTTACGATCGGCATGCTTGCCCTTTAATTCTTTTTTATTTACTGGATCCATTGCTTCATTCTTTGTTTCTGCGTTGATCCAATTTTTGCCTTTTGGGTCTTTTGAATCATACATACATTTTTCATTGGTAGGTTTACCATACTCATCACCGCATGATTTACAAACCATGCCTTCGCAACCTTCTTGGACCGTTTCTTGTGTGGCCCAAACACTACTTTTAAATGACTTCATTTTATTCCCCTAAGTTATGAATTGAGCCACATACGCCCCAACCGCTGCGATTAGAGCAGCATATACAAGCTTATTTATAAGACATACCGTCCTATGATTATCATCTACTTTCTTCTCAATATCGTCAAGCTTTGATGACAGACGATTCATTCTCTCAAAATGATTTTGTTGATTAGCTTGCATCGATGCAATCTTCTCTTCGGCTCTAGCCAAAGAAATCATTGCGTCGGCAAGGCGATCGAGTTTTTCCTCGATTCTTCCTAATCTAACACTTGTAGTTTCTTCTGCCATCATTACCTCTGTTACCGATAGATTTCTTTTGCGTTAACTTTAATGAACGGTTTATTTGTTTCAGCTTTATTTGGATTAGCTATCGTAAGTACTACATTCTTACCCTTCCTAAAAGCTTCAATCTTTGCATTCGCTTGTGCAGTGCTACCTACCCATTCTCTACGAGCTTCTTTGGTCCAACGAAGGTTCTGAGACTTACGCTCGCCCTTTGATACCTGATGTGCTCTTTGTTTCTTCTTAGCCATTTAACACTTCCATCTTCTACGTGCTGCTTTACCACGCTCACCTGTCCAACTCCTGGACCTTGCACAAAATGATTTACGCCTTCCAGCGTCTTTACTACCAGGCTTCACTTTACCGGTCACAGCTGTCTGTAACTTACTACCAGGATTCTTACGACGATATGCGGCTACGCCTTTAGCTGTCATACCTGCACCCCTTTCGGTTGAAAGGAAATGTCCTTTGCCGTCTTTGCCTTTTTCGTAAAATGTCTTAAATCTATCCATTACTTAAAAAGCCCTAACTTACCGACTGCTTTGCCAAGTAACTTGCCAACCATACGATTCTTTACTCGCCTAGCAACCTTGTTTTTCTTGACTGCTTGTACATCTCCTAGTACTTTGCCGGTTTTATACGCTGCCCTCCGAATTTTTGCGATAGTCAATTTTTCACTGACATTATCTTCTCTAAACTTGTCTGCTGATCTTTCATTATCCCTCTTGCGCTTCAATCCACCTTTATAATTAGGATTACGCACACGCAAGTTCTTTAATAACTCGTGTGGAACAGTCGGACGAACAGGTGTTTTTTCATCAAGAGATTCTTTTCTGTCTGCCATAGCAAGACCAGCCTTGCGTTTACGGCCAATATTATCTTGACGATCCATCTCTTTATTCTTGTATTTTCTTGATGTAGGAGATGCTGCAACACGAGCATATTTTTGAGCAGCAGCATAGTTACTTTTAGATGCTGCCTTCTTATATCTGCTTATCGTATCTTTTGATATTTCGTCTAATGACTCTTTGACGTCAGATTTCATATAGTCACGCGCAGTTTGCATATAGTCAGCGGCAAGAGTAATCTTATTTTGCCACCATTCTGGCAAGTTTTGATCGTCGCTGATCATACCTTCTAGGTCTTGAGCAGCCATAATGATAGTACGTAGCTGCTGTTTAGCCATCTCGCCCTCATAGTCATATTCCCGTTCAGGCTGATCTTTTGACTCAGTCTGTTGCTGACCAGGTGTGATCTCTTTCATGCGGCTTACAGACTCATCTGAGGCATAATCGATCTGACCTGCAGTCTTACGTAAATCTCTAAGCTTCTTCATCATTCTTACCCTGCGCTCTCTTGAGAAATGACTTTTTGACGTCATGCTTTGTTTGTCTTTTGACTGACTTGATCATTGAAGGTTGTTTGACCAGTTTACGAAGATGTGCCTTCACTTCACCAGGAGAATTACCCGACATAAACATTGAAGGAAGTCCTTCAACTTCTACTTTGAAAGTAAACTCTTCATAAAATGTCTTAAACTTTTTCATTGCTTTGCCTTATTTGCGAGGTCTCTTGCTGCCTTACGAGCAAGGTGTTTCGCGCGATTCTTAATAGAATTACCAAATCTGTCTTTGGGATCTTTTTGCATAGGCTTAGCGTTATCAAATGGTGGTTTATCCTTTGATACTCTCATTGATGCCAAACGGTCTGGTCTGTCAATAGTTACAGTACGCTTGGCTTCCTTATGAACTCTATGATCTCCACCCATTTCGCTTGCATGTGTAGTGGCTTTTTTCAGATTGCCGCCAAATGATTTAGGAGAACCAACTTTTTTACCATCTTTGTATTGCTGAACTTGATAGTTCTCAACCGCACGAGCAATTCCTTTACGACGATTCACAAACTTATTAACGGCCTTGGCCATCTTCCCATCGCCGCGCTGAGCTCGAGCCATTCTGTCAGCTTGTTTGCTCATATCATCTGCGGCTTTTTTAATGTAACTCTTTTTAGTATCCTTAGAGATCTCATCAACTTGAGTAGCTTCCATTGATTTGACCTTTTTACGAGTGCCCATCTTCTTGGTATCAGGTCTGTCCATTATGCCGGCGATATCCTTACCTGGATCATCCTTACCATGGTAACCCTGAGCTTTTGCAGCTGGTGCCTTTGTTACCTTACCACCTTTAGCTTTATATGCAGCCATAGCTTTAGCAAGGTCAGCAGGAGATGTTGCCTCATTTGCATCATTTTCTTTTACGACTGGCACCATACGGACTTTTGTTTTACCATTAGCATCTGTATATTTTTCAGGTTTAACATCTGCAGATTTTGCTTCATTCTTTTTATCGTTCTTTGCAGCCCAAATCGCTTTACGTTGTGCAGCAGAAGCATAACCTTCGCCAACCGTGCTTGGAACGCGCTTAACAGCGTGTGTATCAGCATGTGCATTAGCAGAATGTTTATTACCGTATTGTTTTGCAGCGGCAGCAGCATTTTTTGCTTTAACATGAGATGCATTAGCTTTTTCATGATTACCATCTTCAATATGATTCGCCGCAGCATTATGATGTTCAGCTGCACGCTGATGTGCCTTTTTTGCTCTTAAATCTTGCCTAACCGACTTAGCAGCTATGTCATGTGCCATTGCTGCTTCTTCATGATCTCCTGCTGTGGCCTCAGTAAGACTGTTTCCTCTAATTTCATCGAATGTTTTCATTACGCTAGATCCTTATTCTTTTTAATTGTGGCTTGAATCCGTGCTCGATCCATCATTCTCTTATGTCTAATAGCATCAGATGCTTTTTCTTGGTCGATTTTTTTCTTTGCCATATCATCATGATCTATGTTTTCAATATCAAGAGTTTTTGGATATCCTTTTTCACCTGGCTTTTTAGGAGCTAAACCCTTTTTTCTACGTTGATGAATATTGTGCCAAAGGCCTTTATTCTTCTCATTAAAATTTTTAAACCTCTGCATAGTATCCTCTTGCAAATTTTGTTGTGTGTTTGTCTGCTCGCCTATATTTTGTGAAAAAGATGCAGTTTCATATTCTGGTTTTTTCTCATCAATTCGCTCAATAGCATCAAGCCACTTACGATAAGTATTACTAGTACCTTCAACAATCACATAATTTGAACCAAGCCTTTGTACTGTACCAAGTTCACCAGTATCCTTAATAACTACTACATCACCTTGTTTAAACAATTTACCATCAACATATGATTCTCTCAAATCATTAATGGGCTCAAGCTGAACATGATTACGATATTCTTTTTGTTCTTTCAGTCCTAGACCTTTTCGAGTAAGGTTATAGATCTTACGAGCTTCGGCATTACCGATCTTAGATGGTAGACCTTGACCAAACTTAGTAAAGTCTCCGTCAACCGCAAGCTGTCTTAATTTACTTGCACTCATACCTTCTACACCGTCTGCATCAGGATCTCTCTCACCTGCAGAAATGACAGTAATCTTAGCAAAGTTGAATAGACCATGTCTACCCTTTTTACCATTATACTTGTTAAGGAGGACATCCATCTCTCTGACTCTATCAGAGCCAACTACAAGTACTACGTTTTTATAGCCTTCTTCGAAGATCTTAGCCGCTGCACCCATGATATCTTTCACCTTTGGGTCATGCATGATTTGCCGCGCATGACGTGGAAACATCTTACGTGCAATCTTAATCTTATCTTTGTATTGAAGGGGATTTTTTTTATTGTCTACTGACTGTGACAAATATATCTTATATGGATTTGATCCAGATTTTTGAGCTAAAGCATTAAGCAGTTTTTCATGGCCAATTGTAGGCGGGTTCATTCTACCAAAAGTAAAATAAACCGTCTTTTCTTCTTCAACTAAAAACTTACTAAAAGAGTTAATCATTTTTTGGCTTACGTCTTTCCATCTCTTTTTTACGTACGTCCTTCAAGAGTTTCTTTTCTAAACGATCGATACGTGTCTTCATCGCAGGCTTCTCAAGCCGCTTCTCAATCTCTTGCCTACGTGGCAATGGAAGCTGGTCTTTTGAGATACCTTTTGATAATCTTTTGAAGAAGAACATACGCGCTGCTTTGTGTGCGCGAGTCTTGAAACGTTTCATGTCAGGCATACGACGTTTAGCACGCTCTCGACCAAGTTTGATCTTAGGCGCTAGCTTCTTCATGAGGCGGCGACGGGCTAGCCGTTGTTGTGTTGTGAGGGCTTCATCCACTTCAACTGACTCTGAAGTGGTTATTCTCTTTTGCTTCCTACGACGGTATACCACATACTCGTCGTCTTCTGGGCTCATGAGCCCTTCTGGAAACATATCTTTAAACCTTAACGGTTCCATCATTTTCTCCCCGGTTTATCCCATCCCTTTAATATATTCGGTGAAAAGTTGGCATATGAGAATTCCATACGATCAACAATTTTCACTGCATCACCACCAAGTGTGTCTATAGCAACATAACCTTCTTGTCCTGTAGTCTTATAACCTCTACGTGTTTTTAAGAAGGTGTTAACGTTATTTAGCTTATTAAGTATATTTATAATTTTTAATTTCGCTAGGACTATATATTTTTGCAAATCAAACAATTTTTTTAGAGAATTCTTATTCTGCACTGAGAAAAAGCTCAATACTTCATCTAATTTCTTCTGTTGAGCTGCTTTACCCTTATCAGTGGTTCTCTTTGCTATCTCCTTAGCATACCTTGCTTTGATCCAAGCTATAAGTTTGTTTACATGTGCAGACGTATTACCAATAACTTCGCCTCTTCTGACATATGTATTATTGAAGGTTTCGATCGTCCGGGCGAGATCTTGGTTTGCTTCAAGCTGTCGAAGAGTAGAACCACTAATCTGATTAAAGATCTTGCCTGACTCGCTCAACAGTTTATTTACTTCATCAGTGTCTTTCTTTGACATAGTGAATTGAGTCATATCCCGTAACATAGCATCTTGAGACCAAACATTCTTTGATGTCTTTAGTTTAGTAACGTCAACACCAAACTTTTGTTTCATTGATTCGAAGGTTCTTCCTGAGTAGCTCGTATGCCATACGATTCCAATTTTTGCTGACGATACTTGCTTGGCCATCTCCGTGCCAGCCGGTACTGCATATACAATTGTATTGGGGTGAAAGGTAATATAGTCTTTACCTTTGATCTTAGATTTTTTGACATCGCCTGGACCATAGAGAAAATCACCTTGAATAACTCCTTTAATTCCTAACTCAGGTAGATATTGAAGAGCGAGCTTAAACTTTGCATTAAGATCGCCAGAAGTATCAGCATCAATATCGTCATTACTCTTGTATACTTTGGGAGATTTGTTAAAGATGCTCTTTTTCGCCACGAAGAATCTTCCATCAGTAGGATCAATGCCAGCAAAGATAGCAGGAGCACCATCCCATTTAAGAGATACGTTACCATCGTGTGTTCCTCCTAATGTGTCTCTAAGTGACCGAAGAGCCAAGATAGCTTCACGCGCACCCTTCACTCCACCATATATGACTAAGTCTTCAATATGAGTCATATGAGTATTCTTTTGCTCTGTAATATAAGAACTAAATTTTTCCATTACGTGTTTATGATACCTTTATAAAGATTGAACTAATTTTAGTTGCAGAAGCGGCATAAGATAATATAGCATCAATCAAGTCTTCTCTCTTTCGTGGTGACATCCTCTTTATAGACTGCATTATGTCGCACACTTGATACTTTGAGATGATATATTGAGAGACGTTCTTCTTACCTTTAATTGCTTTCGAAAATTCTTCGTATGATATATCTAAAGGCTGTAGTTGTTTCATCTGTGTATATAGATGTTTGATGACTGTATCAGGCCGAGTAGCGTACATACGTAAGATGTCTCTCTGATCCTGAGTCTTAAACTTGGGATCAAGCTCTTTGATCATGCCAAAGAATGCACCAGTACCAGCTTTTCCACCTTGCGCAAACTTACCTTGAATCTCTGCGCTGACATTTTCAGGTCGACCAAAGTTGCGAATGTCAATCTTACCGCCATTGTAGTGTAATGTTCCAGCAAGAGAATTGACAAAGTTCTTACCAAGATCAAATTTTCCAGGAGGTCTGAAATTATATGGCTGTCTAATACCTGAATTAAATACTTCTAGCTTAGCAGTCTTCTTTACCATCTTTAGAGATACACCGATGATAGACTTTTCTTTATGTGTCTTCAGTAAAAATTCATTCAATTCTAATATACTCTTAAACTTACTGAAGTCTGTCTTCAGCATATTTGGTCTTACTAACCATACATCAGCTGGATTCCACTTATCGAGTCTCATGTTATGACCAGATTTCTTGATAAGTTTCTTTGCTGCATCACTGATATTCTTTTCAAACTGACTGCCAGATCTTTGCTGCACACGATATATACCACTTGTATATGTAGCTACTTTATTCGAAGTAATTATAGAAGCTTCAATCCATGGCTTACCAGCTTTTTCATAGAGTGTATCGATCTTAAACTTAGAATCTGTATACTTATCACCATACTGACGAAGATCATTAAGTGAATAGTCTGTATTTGGTTTAGCCATTCGAGTAGCAATGAAGATGCCTTGTAGAGTCTCTTGTTCATCAGTAGATAAACCCTTTGACATGTCAGGCTTTACACCAATATAATACTGACCGTCCTTTGTGATCACTGCTCCTGAGCCAGATACTGCTCTGAGTATCTTGGGACTCTTATCCCTCATACCGCCAATCTTCTTAGCAATGAGATCTAAGTGATATTCTCTTTCAGCCTTAGGCACATACACAAGTATGATGGTTTTGGTCTTCATCGCCTGCTTAGTATAACCAAGCTTGCTTAACTGTGATTTTAATTTATCTAGTGACATTTTTTTTCCTCTGCGTTATTTGCAGATACAGTATACCACTATTTATAACAAATGTAAACCTAAAAAAAGACGACCTAAGCCGTCTTTTTCTACTGGGAGTGTAGGTACTCTTGTAAACCGATATAGTATGGTAT